GGTTGCACACCTGGCGCATCGGCGAAGCATCTTTCAGCAGTTCGATGATGCTTCGATCCAACTCTTCCGGAACCGCGTAGCCGCCGTCAGCCTCGGTACCAATGTTCAGAGCCTTGGCCTGCAGTTCACCCAGGCCGGTGTCGATGCCTTTGCGGACGAATTGCAAGAATGCTGTTTTGTGTTCGCTGGCCGCCTTGGTGCCTGTCCCATCCGGGCGCTTAAGCTCTGCCAGTTCTTTTTCCAGCGCTGATTTGAGATTGTCCAGTTCACCCAACTTCTCGTTGAGGGTGTCGACCTGGCCGGACAACTTACCCTTCTCCGCTTCCAAGCCGTCAATTCGCTTGTCGTTTTTTTCCTTGAACTCGTCGAACTTCTTGCCCAGGGCATCGGCGACGTCTTCGATATCTTTCTTTTCAACAGCCATGAGAGGCTCCTTACATTCGGTCAATCAGGGATTTAAGGGATTGCAGTGCTTCGTCGGCACCCGCCTCTCGCGGTGAAACTGCGCCGTAGCCTTTAGCCATGAAGGCCTTGGCCTGGGAGCCAGAAAACCCGACCTCTCGAAGGGCTCGCTCCACTTTGCTGGGCGGTGGTGTTTCACCGCGGGCCAGCAGAGATTTAACGTCGGTGATTCGGGCTTCGTCGTTGGCTGGAAAGGTGACCGGGGATACTTCCCACAAGTCGATTCCTTTCAATATCCAGATGCCCTTTTCCTTGTCGTACTCGTAGCCGTCGTCTTCAAGCAAATAGCCGATGGATAAACCGGTCAGGCTGCCGGCCTGCATGTGTCCGTGAGCGCGTTTAGCAAGCGGATCGGAATCGACCAGCAGCCGCCCTTTCACGTACAACCCAACATCGTCTTCCCGCATTTCGGTGTAGATGCCGATCGGCTCGCTCATCTGGTGCTGCCACAACATGGCAGGCAGGCGGCCCTTTTCTTTCCACCGGGCCAGGCTGGCAGCAAAGGCACCTCGCACAACCACATCGCTGTAACTGTCCACGACGCCGAACACGGACCCGTAGCCTTCGAACTCGCCGCTGTCGCTGACCGACTTAATGGTCAGCGGCACGTCAAGACGCTGTTTTGTCTGCATCGCCGGCAGCCTCTGGTTTGGTAGTCATGTTCATCGGAGTGAGGTAGATATCGCCGCCTTCGCGCGGGTTTTCGTCTTCGAGCTCGCGACAGTCGTTGGGGCTCAAGATGCCCCACTGGATGCCCTTGCCGTAGGATTCATAACGCCCCTTCAAGTCACCGCGCATGAGAGCGCCCGCGTTGAACTTGGCGTAATGGGTCAACCGGTCTGTTTCGTTGAGCAGGCCCACCTGAATGCGGTGCTCGATCCGGGTCATGATTGGAACCAGCGAGTAGTTCACGAAGCTCATGCCCATGTGCTCAATGTTGTTCAGCGTCATTTTTTCCATGCTAGCCACCATGTGCGGTGGCACGCGGAACAGACCGCAGATCTGAGCCTCGGTCATTTTCTTGGACTCGATGAACTGAGTGTCCTGGGCGTTCAAGCTGATGGGCTTCCACTCCAGCCCCATCTCCAGAATCATCGGCTTATAGGCATTGGCAACGCCCATGTGCTCGCCCTGAAATTCAGTCTTGAGCCTGGTGAACGCGGCGTCGGACAACTCCTGCCCGGTCTGCAACACGCCGCTGGTGACCGCGCCGTTGGTAAACAACTTGGCCGCATGCGTGTCCATGGCCTGGCCCAGGCCGAGGGCTTGGCGGGCGTAGGCGATAGGGTTCAAGCCGTTCAATCCGTCGAGCGTGAACAGCCGTACGTGCCAAATCTCGTCCTGCGTTAGGACACGAGTTCCGCTTTTGAAATTGACGGTGTACTCAACAGTCCAGTCGTCCTTCAGCTTCGGGGTGACCTGATCGGGATTGATGGGCAGCAACTCGACCACGTTGCCCAGTGCAACGACCTTGTAAGCAAAGAAGTTTCCCCGCAAACACAAGCACGCCACCAACAGCTCCCAGAACTCCTGGGCCGTCATGTAACCGTTCGGGGCCATGGTTAGCAGTGGATACAGCCGGTGCGTGGTGGCCGGAAGCCTCACCCGACCTGTCTGTTTTAGAAGGCGGCACGGAAGCATGCCTATGGACTCGGCCAACACCCGAACGCAGTTGAAGACCACCAATTGCTGCAGCGCGCTTGTGGTTGTGACCCTCTGCCCAGCATTGGTCTCGTACCCGGCGCCCAGCGCCTGCGCCAGCTTCTCAGGCGTATCGATTATCTGGGGGTCGCCCTTGATGCCGAAGAACCGGCCGATTGTCTTGAATAGCGACATTAGAGCTTCCTGATTCCGTGTTTCGTGATATGGCCGGAGAGCGTTTCCTCTGGATGCGCATTCGCCAGGACGCGACCAATCGCCATAATCAAGGCGACGGCGCCGTCGATTTTGTTGTCTTCGCCTTGCTTGATGGGCCTAACCACGTCGTCGTTGCCCGGCAGGAACTTGCCGATGACGTTGGCGATACACCAGGTCATGATGGGATTCCCGTCGTGGTGGAACCGACCGGCGGTAATCGCCGCCTCCAGTTCCTTCATCGGGTCGCTCATGTTGGTGTAGTTCTGGGTGATGGTGACGGGGTTGAGCCCTTCGTCATCAAGGTCGTGGGAAAGCCCCGTGGCCCCGTGGGGATCGATTGGGCATTCCCGGACGGGCGCGAGATGATTCGCTTCTTTGGCCTCGGCAAGAATCTCGCGGTAATCCACCTCGGCGCCGTCGGTCGTGAGCAGGTGCCCGGTGTTGATCCAGGCTTGGAACCGCTCGGCCATTCGCCTGTTGTCGGTGTCGTTGGCAGTATCCTCGGGTACCCAGAACTTCGGAGCGATCGAGTAGTAATGCGTCTTGCCGTCGATGACGCGCCAGAACAGGCGAGCCATTGAGTTCATATCGAGCTTGCGCGCCAGGTCGAACCCCAGCATGCATTCCTGACCTTCGAACATCTCCAGAGTCAGCGTCTTGTCTTCACAGGACCGCCAGGTTTCGACGTTGAAGAATCCCGCTTTTGCACTTACCCACAGGTTGAGGTGCTTGGTTTTGAACGTGTTGGTGAATCTGGCGGAGCGGATTGCGCGGGCCAGCTGGCTTTCCAGGTACTCCTGGAACACCGAGACGCCCATGCATGGGTTGGCCTTGGCAAGATTCTTCGGATCGGTCCAATCGTCGCCTTCATCCAGGGTCCAGATGTAGCCGAACAACTCAGGGTCCGGCACCGTGCCGTTGAGCATTTCCAGGACTTGGCGGCGCTTGTCGTAGCACGGGCCTTCGATGTTCGCGCCAGCTGTGGTGATGATGAACATCAGCGGCTGCCGACGGGCACCCATCCCGGTCAACATAGTGTCGTATTGGGCGGCGCTGTCGTGTTCGTGAAACTCGTCGATGATCGCGCAGGAGGGCGACGCACCATCGCCCGGGTTGCCGATCAACGGCTCGAAGCGACTGCAATCCGACGGGATGTTCATGTTCGAGGCGTTGACCTCGATACCGGCCGCCTCGATCAACATCGGCGAGCGCATGACCATCAAGCGCGCCGGCCGGAACACCTCCCAGGCTTGCTTCTCGGTGGTCGCACCGGAATAGACTTCGGCGCCGAACTCGTTGTCGGCAACGAACATGCCGATGCCCACGCCGGCGGCGATGACACTCTTTCCGTTCTTACGAGGGACTTCCCAGTAGCTTTCCCGGAACCGGCGATAGCCACCCTTCTTCTTTACCCATCCGAACGTGCACGCAAGGCCGAACAACTGCCACGGTTCCAGCGTGATGAGCTGCCGCTTGAACGCCCATTCGCCTTTGGTGTGCGGCAAAAGCTGCATCAGCTTGAGCTTTTTTTCGGCTTTCTTCGGGTCGAACTTGTACGGAAACGACTTGAGCCGGCTCGCGGCGACGTCGTCGAAGTGACGCTGAATGGACTGATGAATGTATCGGCAGGCTGGAAACTTGCCTTTCAAAACGGTTCTTGCCCACGCCATCGCCTTGTCGACGTTGGGGTGGGCGGTCTTGGCCATCAGCTACTCAATAATTTAGCGAACTCGTTGGTTGAGGTTTGCTTGTTTCCGCCAATGATTCGGGTGCGGCTGGAGGGATCCAGGCCAAGCAACGACCCAAACGTCACCAGTTGGCGCATCGATTCGTTCGCCGCAGTGAGCGCGGGGTTCTTCATCGGGCTGCCCTGGGCAGACTCGACGACGATTCCGAACTGCTGGACGGCCTCTTCAGCCATCCGCCACTTGTCATAGGCGGTGCAAAACGCCTCGACGTTGTGTAGATCGGTGAGCGCGACGACGTGCTCACGGAGCAATTCCGGGATCAACATCCGCCACATCGTGGCAGCGCGATCGCTAAGCCATTCCGGCGGGTCGATATCCGTCACCGTGGAAAACTGCGGCTCTGCTGTGTTCAGCGCACGCTTGCCGGGATTTCCGGCGAGTGCTTTTTTGGCCGTTGGCTTGGGTTTGCGACCACGGCCGGCGACCGTGGCGGTGCCCCCCATCGCGCAACTCCTGATTTTTTAATTTCGCGGGCGTGAAAGAAAGGCTGGGCGGACGGTCTAGAAGGCAAAAGCCCTGGACTTTTGACCCTCCCCCTCCCCATGGATGTGAATTCGTCTCATTTGAGCCTGATTTCGGGCATTCCCCACGGTCAGCGCCTCGGGTTGCCCCAACCGCCGTCTTCACGAGCCGTCTTTCGGCTGTGGCAGCTATGGCACAGCGACTGCCAGTTGTTTCGGTTCCAGAAGATCGTCGCGTCACCCTTGTGGGGCACGATGTGGTCCACCTCTGTGGCAGCAACCACCTCGCCCTGTCGCTCATGCTCAGCACACAGCGGATGGCGAGCGAGGTAGCCCTTGCTCGCCTTCTGCCACTTGTACGTGTAGAGGCGCTGTGTGCTGCTCTCACGCTTCTTGGCAGCCTGGCGCTCTGCCTGTGCCGTGGCCAAACCGATGTGCTGATCGCAATACCTGGGGTTGCGTGTGAGCGCACGACACCCTAAGGCCACACATGGTTTTTGTGGTCTAAGGGGCATGCTTTGCATCCTGATTAATTTATTTGGGTGACTCGGTGGACAGTCTCAACCGTCATGTCGCTGACCATCCCCTTGATCTGGTGGTACTCACTCTTTCCACTGCTCATGATCAATGCCCTTACGTACTGGATTCCGGAGTATGTTCAGGGCTGACTCATCAACGTAGGCAACGGCTATGGCCGATCACATCGACGAACAATCAGTAGTGCGCGCTGCCCGGGAATGGGCCGCCAGGTACGGCAAAGGCGTGGAAATGGTCGTGGTAAGTGCCTATGAAACGATGGCGGCACTGAAGACCGAGCTTGCTCCGGACAAGTACGACACCGCGCTGAGAGATCTCTATCACCGGTACAACGACCAGTAGAGGAATAGATCGCGACACAATTTGCTTATTCGCGAAACGTGTCGCGCTTTTACGGGCCCTGCCGTTCCAGTGCCTCATTGACCTTGTCGGCGGCCTTGCCAGCGGTCTCGGCGGCTTCTGTCGCCTTGCCCGCAGCGCCTTCCACCTTAACGGCGGCCTCGGTCGCGCTCTTGGCCAACTTGTTCAAACGCATGTCGCGCTGTTTGGTGGCCTCGTCATATCCGCGGCGCACTTCGGCGACCTGGGCGGTGTACCAACTGGCCATTGACCACTGAGCTACCTGGAAGCCCAAGACGGATCCGCCGGCTACCAGCAGGATCGCGATGATCCAGATCTCGGCGCGGCGCCACCATCGGCGGGCTATGAATTCCATAGCGCATCTGTCCATCAGTTGACACCTCCAAGCTGGGCCCGCAAACGCGCAATCTCAGCGCTCTGCGTGGTCACCTTGTCAGTGAGCTGGGCGATCTGACTGGTGAGGGCCTCGACCTTCCCTTCCATCCTGCCAACCGCGGCGGCAAGCTCGTTGCGCTCTTTGGCGAACTGATCTGCTCGGGCCTCAGCAGCGTTTGCCCGGGCGCGCTCAGTGTCGAGCAGTTCGTTCAACCGGCGAACAGTGCCAATGTCGGCGTTATCCATCGCCCTGTCAGTTGCGTCCTTGGACAGGAATTTTCTCAACCAGAGAAAGCCGCCCAGCAAAACGGTTCCAGTCCCGCCCAGCCAGGTAGCCGTGCCTGGGCCGAGGTCGGTAGGATCCATCACAGCTCCGAAATAAAAAGAGGCCTGCACGGCCTGGGCAAAGCCCGAAAACGAATAAGCCCCGGCAGGTGCCGGGGCTTATTTACTAAACGTTGAACGATCGATCAGATCAATTTGGATTTGGCGCCCCTAGGGAGAATCCGCTAACGGAGTCGAGACTACCTCTCCAGAGCACTCCCTCACCATTCGTTGGAATAAGGGTCGCACCACTGATGTATCTGGCGTCCTTCAAATGAATGAACTCATCGTGAATTTTTTCCGCACCTGGTTGCCCCCAAGCCGCGAAGCCTGCTCGAACATTTTCGTTCGGGCCTCCTGGAAATGCTTCAGAGAAAGAGTTGGCAAACGCTTCGATGTAAGAATTAGCGGAAACCAACGTTCCGGTAATCACACCACCTGCGACAACAAGCGTTATCCCGAACGTGACCTTGTGACCATTTACGATTGCGTTGAGGCTTTTCAAGAAAGGGTCTTGCATGGCTTACATCCTTTTAGGCGACATTATTTGCCACCACTTTGCCAGCACACCCTCCTTCAATCAATCCCTACAAATTAATACGTCGAAAACTAAAAAGCCCATCTCGTAGATGGGCTTTGCTCGCGTAAAAACCGCAATGCAACGTGAAAGCTAAAAATCTAAACCGATTCCCACAAGCTTTCTCCGCGCCTCAAATTGCATCATCGCTGCTTACTTCACGAGTTCGCAATCTTCAAACATAGGAGTTTTTACGACATCACCTTTACCAGTGCAAATGACCTTGACGGTGGCGCCCTTCTTCAACGTTGCCATAACGGCCAAGTCAGATTTTTCAAACTTAAACTGCGGGCCCATGAACTGGTTCGTGCCGGCCAGTACCAGGTAAGGCTTTCCGAGGAAGTCCGTATTGATGTCGGTAATCCGGCCGGTCACCTGAACGCGTTTATCCTTGAACTGGACGTCTGCTGCAACGGTGTTGTCCTCGTAACTCGACGCTACTTGTGCGGCGGTGTAGGCCTTAAGAGGCTCGGCAGGAGCAGTTGCAGCAACAGGGGCTGGTAACGACGCTGATGGCTTGGAGATCTGAGCACTGCCGTTGTTGCTTGACGCCGAGGACGGTGCCCCAGCAGCAACGAGAATGGACAGTACAAGCCAGCCGAACCCGATGATTCGGGCGAGAAGCGAATGCCCGTTCCGCAGCAGAAACCATACGAAGACAAAGGGCAGGAACAAAATTCCAAGCCCGAGAAGAAAACCAACATTGCGTTTAGTTTGCGCGGTCACTGCAGTCATATCGCTCTCCGTGGCGATCAGTAGGGGGAGCATTTTGTACGCAGCGACATCAAAATGCTACCAGCGCATAAAAGAAGCCTCTAAAGCATTGAGAATGCAAACCTGGCAATTGCCCAGCGTTCTTGACTAGCTTCCACCGGTCTCGAATAAACAAGAAGGCTTTTCGCTCTTCCGCTTTGTATCTTGTCCATAAAAAAGCCCGACTCAATGGCCGGGCTTTCTCTGTGGTGTCGCGCTTGAAAAGCTGAACACGGTCCTATGAAAACAGAGCTATTCCATATGGACAACTCTTTTTTTCAAGCTGCCTCCCTGACCCGCTCCAAGACGCAATCCACCCAGGCAACGCCGGCCTTGATCAGCTCCCGGGCCTTGCCTTCGCTCATGCCGTATTGGCGTCCGACGCGCACTGCGGCCCACTTCGCGCCGTAGTACAGCCAGAGCATGTCGCCCATCTGCTGGTCTCGCTTGCAGAGCCTGGCCACCGCACCATCGACCACGCCCGCCAGTTCGTCCGTGATGACATAGGACTTGGAGGTGGCCGGCATCACTTCCCGCATGATCGCCATCATCGGCGAGGCGTAGCTGGGAATCCCCATCCCATCCATGCGCCACCAGCCCCACTGTTCCAGCATGTATTCGGTATCGCCCAGGGGGCGCTGCAACGGCTTGCGAATCATCATGCTGCTTTCCTCGGGTCAGGGTCACTCAGGCCAAATAGGTCTCGAAGCAACCGGTCAGCGACGGTCTTCTTCGCATTGCCCTCAAGAAGCCAGCGCTGGCCGTAATCATGGAAACCGATCTGCAGCCGACTCGAGTGCCAACTGGCGACCATATCCAACAGAGCCGCCAGCGCGGCTGGGCCACCCATTTTGACCTTCGCCAACTCCTCGCCGGCGATTTTCAGGAACTGACACTCGACGTCGCTCATGGCTTTGCGCGGCAGTACCGCTTTGACGTTACTCATGGTTTGATCTCCCCTTGATGCGGCCAGCGAAGGGGCGATTTACTTCGACCTCCTCCTGCGTGGGTTCGCGACCTGCGAAGTTGACGAAGCGGGCGAACTGCCCTTGCCGTTGAACCAGGCACGATCCAGCCGGTGCCTGCCGCCCTTTATCCAGGATCAGTTCGGAGACACCCTGCTCCCCCATTTCCGACTCGGGATCGTGATGAACCAGGATCACCGCGTCGGCGTCTTGCTCGATCTGTCCGGAGTCGCGAAGGTCACTGGCCTGTGGCTTTTTCCCTGGCCGGCTGGCCGGGTTTCGATTGAGTTGCGCCAGCACCAGCACCGGGACGCCTAGTTCCTTGCTGAGGTTTTTCATGGCGATCGATATTTTGCCGATGGCCTCACCTCGGTTTTGCGTCTTGCCGTCGGCGCCCACCAATCCCAAATAGTCCACCATCAGGATGTCGAGGCCGATCTCTCGCTGAAGCTTTAGGGCTTCGGATCGAATGGCGGACATCGTCAGCCCTGGGGTGTCGTTCAGGTACAGCTTGGCGCCGTTGATTTTTCCGGCGGCAACGCCAATGCGATCCCACTCGTCCCGCTCAAGACACTTCACCTCCTCCATTCGGCGAAGATCTATGCCGCCCTGGGAAGCGATGGTGCGGACAGTCAGTTCTTCCTCGCCCATTTCCAGGCTGATGATCAGGCCCACTCCTTGCCCACGGATGGCAACATGATTGACGATCTGCAACCCGAGCATGGTTTTGCCGCCGCCTGGCCTCCCGCCGATCACCACCATGGATTTTGGCCGAAGGAACCCAATCAACTTGTCCAGATCAGCCAGTCCGGTGGACAACTTCGGCGGTGCCCGGTCGTTGAGCACATCGTCCATGTTGCTCAGCACCTTGGGCAGCACGTCAGCCATCAGCTTGTATCCGGCCTTGCCTCCGCTCTGTAAGTCGCGAAGATCGACCAGGGCCTGCTGGCATTGCGTGATGATCTCCGAGGCAGGAAGACCGGCCTGGAACCCATCGACGGCGATGTTGCCGACGCCGATGAATTGCCTGATCACCGCCCACTGCTTCACATGGTCGGCGTAAGCCTTCCAGTTGGCGGTGGATGGAACGTCCCTGCTCAAGGTCGCGGCGTAGGCCATCGTGGATTGTCCGCTGGGCAGTGACCGCTGGATTGATCCAACAGTCACCGCATCAACGGGCATTTTCTGGGCAAGACAGTCATGGATGACATCGAACAGCGCGGCGTTGTCCTCATGATGAAAGTCGGCGGACTTCACCTGCGAGACAATTTCGTCGACCAGCGCCGAATCGCCCTGAAGCGATGCCCGCATGATCGCACCGAGCACCCCGTATTCAGCCTCGGGCAGGTAATACTCTCGCTCCTGGCTCATGCGCGCCCCCTTGCCGAAGCCCACGTGAAGCCGACCAGCAACGCCCCATTTTCCCGAAGTCGATCCAACGCACGGGCGCCGATGTATTGCTCGAGGCTTGGAGCGTGCTTTCCGTCCGCGTCCTGTTTCGTTCTTGCAGGGAGATTGGAGACCACCACCGTCGGCCGCACCAGGTTGTACCGCCGATCAAACACCTCGTGCAGGACGCCCAGTTCGTACTGAGTGCCCGCCTGGGCGCCGACCTCATCAATCACCAGCAGATCGAAACTCGCCAACTCATTGATCACGTCGCCTTCGGTGTACCCGGCATCCCTGCCCATCAAGCGCTTGAACACCCGAATGATCTCGGCGGCGGTGGTGATCACCGCCACGGCCCGGTGCTGCCGAATGACGTGCTGGACGATGCCGCTGGCCAGGTGCGTCTTGCCGTTGCCGATGTTGCCGCACAGAAGCAGGTTGCGACCGGCCTGGAAGTGCTCGCCGAAGTTGTCGGCATAGCCCTGGCACGTTTCCAGCGCCAGGGTCATGGCTGGTGTCTCGGCGCGGTAATTCGCGAAGGTGCTTTCCGCAAACCGCGGCGTGATCCCAGAGCCCACCAGCGCGCTGTTGACGCTTTCGGCTTGCAGGTTAGCCAACGCCTGCGAATGTTCGTCGCTTCCCCGTGACGCTACGCGCAGGCCGTGGAACTGGCATTGCTTGCATGGTCGGACAGTCATAGAGCCGTCGAACTGCTCAACCTCGGAGCGTGCGATAGAGCCGTGGACCGGGCACTCACCGGCAAAGATGCGCTGCTCGGGATCGCGGCGGAAATTAGAACGCTGGCTCATTGCCGCCTCCTTGGTACATGTCTTCGGTGTGCACGGGCAGATTGGTGTATGCCGGCGCTTTACCGTTCTTGGCTGCAGCACCTGGCAGAACCGAATCCGGGTAGATGTCGGTCCAGGAGTTGGTGGTGGAGTTATCCAGGACGGCGTCAGGCTCCGGATGGCTGGCCAGCTTCTTGGCGATCAGTTGGCAGGCACGCTCGGTCAAGTCCTTGCGCTTGGATTTGCGCATTTCACAGAACCCAGCCCATGCTTCTGCTGAAACGTTTGCCGGTTTTGCGGAGAGAGGGTCGAACTTCGAAGTCCTAGGCTTTCCAGAAGCCTTTTTCCCATTGCCTGGAGCGGTAGCGGAAGGGGTCTTGATTACCCTCAATGTATTACTCAGTAATGTATTACTCCCCTGCGTGTTTTCCGAAGGGGGTTCACCGTCTTTTCCGAAGGGGTTCGAAGTGTTCTCCGAAGGGGTATTCGGTTTTCCGAAGGGGTGGATCAGTCGAATCCTTCGCTCGACCACACGCACGCCGTCTCGGATCTGCTCAACCGATACCAACCGCTTTTCGGCAAGGCCGCTGATGATCTCAGACACCCTGGATATCGACAGATCAAAGAACTCGGCGAACTTGGCGTTGCTGGCATAGCAACCCCTTTCGTCGTCCTCAAGACTGCCGATTTCCACCAGCATGACCTTCTCGGTGATTGATAGCGTCCGGTCCTTCCAAAGCTCGGCCGGAATCCAGACCCCTTGAAACTTGCGCAGAATGTCAGGGCTGGTCATATGTCCAACTCCCGCGTTACACGGCGTACAAAGTCGTCATAGGCCTCAGCCATGACGAAGCCCGCCTGCTCCAGCATCTCGCGATGGGCCTTGGCGCCGCTGTACATCAGCCAGCGCTTCTGTTCCGGCAGATCGGCGAACGCCGTGTAGGTGGGCCATGGGCCAACGATCACCGGTGCCGCGGTGAGCAAACTACCCGGATTTTGGGTAGTTGATTCCATGAGAGTCGTCATTGCAGAGTCTCCCCTGGCTTGCGGCAGATCCCGGTGCCCATGGCTTCCACTGAGCCTCCAGACAGCCGCAGCACCAGTAGGCGCAGCGCGGTTGTGGCATCGATAGAGAAGGTGCGAGCCTCGTCCAGGGCCAACGCCTGCGGTGAGTGGTCCATGATCAGAACTCGAACACGATCGCTGTAGTTGAACGCCGCGCAAGCCAGCTGTTGATCAGTCAGGCCGTCGAACGCTTCCTCAGGCAGGCACTCGGCCGGGTACACGACGACGGGGATTTTGTTTTCAGGGCGCGGCTCACCCGCCAGCAGGTGGCGGGTCATTGCCTCTTGGTGATCCTGGGCAACTTGCCTCGCATCGTGACCGGTCCTGCGCCTGAACAGCACCTTGAGTGCGTAGTAGGCGCGATACAGGTCAATGTGCGTGTCATCCTCTTTCTCGATTGAGTATTCAGGCTCGTCGATCACGTCCATGGCGTCTTTGACGACCTCGAAGCACTTCAGCAGCAGGGCTGCGTCTGGATACTTTTCGAAGTGCGCCTCATCGATATGCTCAACGAGCTGAGCCGGCTGGGGGAAATTCAATATGTTTTTCATGCGGGATCCCTCTGGCACAGCTTGAAGCGGCCTTGCTGAATATCGGGATGGGTGGCGCGCTCAGGCGTGACGAAGGTGCACTCGCCGGCGAACCGATCGAAGCGGCGAGTGATGTCGGCCTTGGGCCAGATCGCGTATGGCTGGGCGCCGTCGTCGGCGTGCTTGCTACGCACCATGGCGAACGGCAGAGGCGCGCCAGGGATGTCACGCATGACAGCGTTGATGACCCATTGGGGAAGCCCCAAGCGCAAGTTGATGCGCTCACGGATTGAGGTCATCGACTCGAAGCCGGCCGGTCTGGAGTCCAGGTAGCGTACCTGCTCAACATTGGCTACCCGGGTTTCGATCCGCTCCAGCGCGACCTGCTGCTCACGCTGCTGGCGCTCGACGGCCACCAGATGGTTCGCGTTGGCGGCAGTGATCTCGGCCTGGGTCATGGGGCGAGCGACCTGATCTTCCAGGGCCTGCCACCGGTCAACCAACGCGGCCGTGAACTCAGGGCTTAGCTGGGCGACCACCACAAAGCTGTCACGCTTGCACACTTGGTACTGCTCGACCGTCTGGCCGAGGTGGTTTTTAACTTCCTCAATTTGAGGGAGTTGAATGGTTTTGCGCTCAACCAGCGTTTCGATGGTCCGCTTCACGTTGTCGTGACGCTTGCCCACCAGTTCGGCAATCTCTTGCGAAGACATGGTGACGGCATCGCCACCTTGGAATTTGGCGATGGTCATAGGCTGCCCCCCACATCGATAGCGTCATGAGCGGCTCCAGCGTGCCGATGCGGCCAAAGGAAGTTTCGGCTCCGAAAAGTCACCATTTCGATATGGCGCTCAATTTCGGTAGCGAGTGGATGACCCCACCCACCGAGGGCCGGCACAACCTGAGCGAGCAGAATCGACCTCAGGTCATTGAAAGCAGCCCGCGCCTCGTTCATGCGGGCTATGTCCTCCGCACTCAGCACCGCGTCTCGCAGGACCTCGCCTTCAATTGAAATCACAGCCAGCTGCGTCTTGGGATTATTCATTAAGAAGTCCTCCCGCCAGAAGCGTGCGACACGTTTTGGCCGTCCGCGGTTTGTGTCGCGAGTTCCTGTTTCTCAAGGATGTCGATCAGTTCGCTGTTGCGGTTCATCATTTCGCCGGCAACCTGACGCAGACCGGTGACGAGGCCGCCAACGACGTACCCGTCGAGCGCCTTCTCACAAAGGCACGGATCGTAGGTACCCACTATGTCGATGAACTTGGCCAGCGCGTCCACGAAATAGGCCGCGTCATGATTCGCCTGGGCTTCGGCTTTGCAGCGGGAGATGGTCAGCGCGCTCATTGTTCACCCCCGGCTTCCAGTGAGGACTCCGCGCCCTTCTGAACCGACCAGACCAACGCACTGACCGTTTCAGCCAGAAAGCCCAGCGCTGCCATGCCGTCGCAATAAGCAATCTCGCCCATGTTCAGGCTGTCGTGCATATGGCGGCAGATCTGTCCCAGTCCAGACGACAGGACTTTGGCGGTTTGGATTGCATCCTCCGCGTTAGTGCCGGCTGCGACGTTGAGCAGTTGGATGCCTCGGCTGTCTATAGGGGTATCGCAAAAGCCAACGAGTCCTGTAAGCAATGCTTGCGATGCAAGTGGGTTGCTGCTATTTTTTGGGTGCATGAAATCGTCCTCCACAGACGAAGTAGTACCTAGGCGCTTGCGTCAACAAGTGCCGATTGAGAACCCGCTGCCAGGCGGGTTTTTTGCTTTTTGGCTTATGCCATAAGCAGAGTTTGAGTAGGCGCGCTATCAGGGCGGTCCTGTTGTTGGTAGCTCTGGTGCGCCTGCGTGCTTCATTCTTGAATTCCTTTCACTGGGGTTATATCCAGTTCGCATAGGATACTTCAGGTATCCAGCCAAACCACAACCAGGCCTGCGCATCGGAGGAACACAACTCGTTAGCGTCCTGGAAACTTGCTGATTTCTTTTGCCGATGCCATGCCGTCTGCTGCTAGTTCCACAAAAATGTTCCTACCTGCTGCGATAGCTTTCGACAAAGCGGGGCCGGTGCAGCCCAGCTCCAACGCTGCCAGCTTCCGTCCCTTGCGCGCGATGAAATCTTGAAGTGGGATGACGCTCAATACGGGAGTCATTGACCTGCCTGCTGGGCACTGGACATGCGAACAGGTACATCTGGCGCTGAACTCACAGTACTCATCGGCGTATGATCTTGGTCATGGCTGAGCAGTTGGTACGCGGAAGCCGAGGCATCTTTCAGCCATCCGGCTGTAAACTCGCCAGAAGAGCCTTTTGCAAGATTTTCAGCGTGGCGAGTCTCTCCGGTGTATTCGGTCCTAGGTAACTTGCCTGCCGCAACCCACTTGTTGATCGCTCGAGCAGACACGCCACAAAGCCTTGCCGCAGCGGAGACGCCGCCAACCGCGGTGATAGCGCGTTTAATCGGGTTCATGATTGGTACCAATTAGGACTGTTGGTACGCACTGTAAAAAGGACTGACAGAGCGGTCAAGTAGAGGCAAAATGGACCTATGGTACTTAAAGAACAGTTTGCAGAACGATTACTCCAATCGATGCGCGACGCAGGTTTCGTCGGGCACGGTAGCGCTGCGCGCTTGGCGAGAGAACTTAGCGTCACCCCGAAAGCAGCAGCCAAGTGGATTCAGGGCGACTCAATGCCAACATTCGAAAGGATCGCTAAGATCGCCGGCGTCTTGCACGTTGATCCGGAATGGTTGCTGTGGGGTCACGATACCGATATCAGCACCAACGGGATTGTCGGCGGAATACCAGTCGTCTCTCGCCCAATGCAAACGATGATCCTCAGCAAAAACGGCGAATTCAAAAGCCTCAGAGAGCTTGGTGGCGACAAGAAAGACGCGGCACATCGTGGGGACTTAACTACACACCTGGATGATCCGGGCGATGAGGCATTGCAAGGGCAGGAAGAGATTGAAGTCCCTTTTCTTGGTGAAGTAGAGCTTTCCGCTGGCAGTAGCCGTACAGCGATTAAAGAACACAGCAGCGCTAGACTACGATTCGATAGGATGATGCTGAGAAAGCATGGTGTACAGCTTGATCAAATCGTATGCGCGCCAGTCCACGGCAATTCCATGGAGCCAGTACTCCCAGACGGAAGTACCGTAGCGATAAACAAGGGCGCCACTAGCGTCATAGATGGAAAAATATATGCGATTGCCCATGACGGTCAGCTCCGAGTGAAAACGCTGTATCGGCTGCCGGGTGGAGGGATTAGGCTTAGAAGCTTCAACCAAGCTGAGCATCCTGACGAGCTTTATAGCCCCGAAGAAATGGTGGAACGAGACATCGTAATTCTCGGGCGCGTATTCTGGTCAGCCACATTCCACTGAAAAAAATCGGAACATATAGCGCCCAATGGCGCTATTATTTCGCCACAAAAGCGTACCAAAGGTACTTGACAGTACGCTTTCAAGGATCCATCCTTGGTTCACAAACGGACCACGGGTACTCAAATGAACCGGACAATTCAATTTGGATCTTGGCAAGGCGTTCTCGGTAACGGTCTAGCGGAGCGCGAGCTCATATGTATTCTGGCCGTAGCTGCCGGTCACACTGATAAGGAAATCGCCAGGCGTGACGGCCTCTCGCCACGCTCCATCAAAGGCCGCATCGAATCGGCCATGTTCAAGCTCGGCGTTTATAAACGTCCTGCTCTTGTCGCCGAAGCCATGCGCCGCGGCCTAATCAGTCCAATGATATTGGCCCTTTGCGCCATCCTCGTGGGCCAGTCAGCAATCAGTGACCACTCGCTGAACCGCATCCGCAAACCGGGCGAGCGTCGCGTCGAAACCCGCGTATCAATACGTCGAACCGAAGTCGCCCTCACCGCTTAACCAAACTCGATCTTCGCGAAAGCCAACAACGCGGCCGGGATTCGCTCGGCCTGGAGAAAGCCATGAGTACCAACCAATACGATTCGAGAACTGCAGACAAGTTTGTCGCACGGCTGCCCGATGGCCTTCGAGCGGTTGTCGAGACAGTAGCAAATGCCAGCGATCGCAGCATGAACAGCGTTTTTGTTCAGGCGGTCCGTCAGTACCTTGATGGTCAGCGGCGCCAGGAACTGTTGTTGGACGCTCTTGCCAGCGCTGCCATCCCGAAGGTGGGTGGGCCGCAGCGTCCCGGCATCCACGATTCGATGCACATTGATAATCGCGTAAGAGCGATGGCCGACCCTCGCGACCTGTTCATCGCAGCCAACCCAGTCGGCGCCACCGATGATGAGCTGACGAAGGGTCGAAGCGGATTCGTCGACGAACGCACTCATGCGGACTACCTGATTTTCCTCGCTGGTTACCGGACAGCGATTAAGGAACCAGAAGGAACGGAGACGCAGCCATGACAAATACATCGCCAGGTGGAAGTAGGATTGCTCTTCAGAATGAGTTCAGCCAACTCGGGTCTCGCCTGGTCCGCTTCTGCCAGGCGATGCAAGAGCCCAGCACCACGGTCAACGAGCTGATGCGGTTGGCCCAAGCCTGCGGAATTAATCTGAAACTGCGGGTTGTTGGCGAGTCCGGCGACAGCGCCGATCGGTGAAGCTATGCGCTATGTGACCGTCAGGAAATTTGCCAGCGACTCTGGCTACACAGAAGACGCGATCCGCTCCAAGATCCGTGATGGAATCTGGCGGCTCGGTGAGATATGGATCAAGGCGCCGGATGGCCGGACGCTGCTCGACATAGAAGGATATGAATCATGGGTAGAGGCGGGAGGGGAGTTCGGGCAGTCTCCGATTCGAGTATCGAAATCACGTTCATGTATCGGGGCGTCCGGTGCCGCGAGCGGATCACGCTCAAGCCCACCGCCACTAACCTGAAAAAAGCTGAGCAGCACAAGGCGGCGATTGAGCATGCGATATCGATCGGCACCTTCGATTACTTGGTGACGTTTCCAGGCTCTGCCCGGGCGTCGAAGTTCGCGCCCGAGGCGTCACGCGAAACCATGAACGGATTTTTGACCAGGTGGCTCGAGGCGAAGAAGAAACACGTCGCGAGCAGCACGTTCGATGGCTATCGAAAGCTGGTCACCCTCCGCCTGATCCCCGCCCTGGGCGACACCATGCTGGTGGACCTGAAGCGGAAGGCAGTGAGGGACTGGCTGGACACGCTAGAGGTGGGCAACAAGACGCTAAGCAATATCCAGAGCTGTCTCCGCTCCGCGCTAAATGATGCGACGGAGGAGGAATTGATCGAGCAGAACCCACTGGCCGGTTGGACCTACTCGCGCAAGGCAGCGCCGCCAAAGGAGGATGACGTAGATCCGTTCAGCCCAGAGGAGCAGCAGGCGGTGCTGGGCGCCCTCACCGGCCAGGCGCGCAACATGATGCAGTTCGCCTTGTGGACCGGCCTGCGCACCAGCGAGCTCGTTGCGCTGGACTGGGGCGATATCGATTGGCTTCGGGAAGAGGTCATGGTAAGTCGCGCAATGACCCAGGCTGGAAAAGGAAAGGCCGAGACGACGAAGACCGCTGCTGGAAGGCGCAGCGTGAAACTGCTTCGTCCTGCGATGGAAGCGTTGAAAGCGCAGAAGGCGCACACGTTCCTCGCGGACGCGGAGGTGTTTCAGAATCCGCGCACGCTCGAACGATGGGCGGGTGACGGCCCGATCCGCAAGACAATGTGGGTGCCGGCGATGAAGAAGGCTGGCGTTCGGTACCGCCGGCCGTATCAGACTCGCCACACCTACGCGTCAATGATGCTGTCCGCGGGTGAGCACCCAATGTGGGTGGCCAAGCAGATGGGGCATACCGATTGGACAATGATCGCGAGGGTTTATGGCCGCTGGATGCCATCGGCTGATGATAGCGCTGGCACAAAGGCCGAGCTTGCATTCTCAAAAGCAGAAATAGCATCCAAAATCAGCAGTAATTACTAAACCCCATATACAACCCGATGCATCCTGCCAACTAAGCCTTCAATAAAATCATGACAATCTTTAGCGTACTTTGGTGTAATTGGCCTTGAATTTCTCAAGTGATCAACATCACCTTCGTGCGCTATTTGATTTCTTCTTTTAAAATAATTAGCAAGCGATTTTTTTATATCAGCATCTGTCGACTTCGGCCCCTGCCATATATCTGATATGGACTGAAATATATTTCCATGCCCTATCAACTCATAAGCGTTTATAACTTTATCTGGCGCTTGAAACGAAAGAAAGGCTAGAGTGTTTTCTTTGAGCCGCTCAGTGATCACTGATATCGGGTCAGCAGACTTTAAGTACGGTAGCAACTCAGAAAACCCTCTAGCATCTTTCACTGGAAGAATAGAGGACATCAGTTTAGACAGCGGCTCAGGCACTGAATGACTTCTTAGTATATGAGGGATGCGATCACTTAGAACCGCATGAACATACGTATCCAGTGCTGACATTGAGATTACAACCGAAGATCTAGGAAGCCACAAAAGATCTTCATTTTCGTAGTCAAGCTTACCTCGCTTACCAATCCCCCTCACGGCCCGCAACTCGACATACATTTCGTAAAGGGAAAGGGCTCCGCTCAAGCTTCTTTGGAAGCGTCCCTTAGGAGAGGTTTCGAATGCCATTTCGTTGTCCCGTAAGCGTTAAATGCGGACAAATGTATTCCGGCGGAAATTGTTTAGCAACAGAAATGGCAGCAATATGGCAGCATTGCTGCTCAAGGCGGCGGTAAACAAGGACTGGCCGCGGGTTCAAATCCCCCCGGCTCCACCACTTTTACATCTAAAGACGTCCAAGGGCGTCTTTTTTGTGCCTGAAATCCAGTAATAACAAGGGTTTAAAGTCCAAAGGGGTCCGATGGTATCTGAGCTCATCCTACATTTCGTGTATTCCACGTGGTATTCCAAGCCCACGACTGGTATTTTTTGGAATACACGCAGCATCGGAGTTCACCATGGGTGCCCAAGCCACGCGGCTTTCAGACGTCAAAGTTAAAGCAGCTAAACCGAAGGAAAAAGACTACATCCTCACTGATGGCGACGGCCTTCAGATGAGGGTGCGGGCCAATGGCTCAAAGCTGTGGAATTTCAACTACATTCACCCCGTAACCAAAAAACGGATCAACATGGGGCTTGGCACCTTTCCAGAGGTGAGCCTGGCTCAAGCTCGGAAACGGACAGTAGAAGCCAGAGAGCAAGTGGCGCAAGGGCTAGATCCGAAAGAGAAGCGTGACAGGGATCGGCAAACTTTAAGAGCGACAACGGAACACACTTTTAAAAATGTGGCCAGCGCATGGTTCGAGCTCAAGAAAGACTCTGTTACTACAGCTTATGCTGAAGACATCTGGCGCTCCCTGACGCTGCATGTTTTTCCCGACTTGGGTGCTACACCGATCTCGATGATCACTGCTCCAACGGTCATAAAATTGCTTAGACCGCTTGAAACCAAGGGCAGCCTCGAGACCGTGAAGCGACTGAGCCAGCGTCTCAACGAGATCATGACCTACGGGGTGAACTCCGGCCTGATTCACTCAAATCCACTCAGCGGAATTCGCTCGGTTTTCAAGAAACCCAAAAAGAAAAACATGGCAGCACTCGCCCCAGACGAGTTGAAAGAACTGATGGTGACGGTGGCGAATGCCAGTATAAAAAGGACCACACGGTGCTTGATCGAGTGGCAGCTTCACACAATGACTCGCCCCGCGGAAGCAGCTACCGCACGGTGGGCAGACATCGACATCAGCAAGAAAATCTGGACGATACCTGCGGAGCGAATGAAAAAGCGCCGGACTCACATCATCCCGCTCACGGAGCAGACTCTGGAGCTCCTAGAGGCTATAAAGCCGCTTAGCGGGCACCGCGAGCATGTCTTCCCGGCAGACCGAAATCCCCGTACTCATTGCAACAGCCAAACCGCCAATATGGCTCTCAAGCGTATGGGTTTTGAAGGCCGCTTGGTCAGTCATGGAATGCGCTCAATGGCCAGCACCATTCTCAATGAGCACGGGTGGGATCCTGAGCTGATTGAGGTTGCGCTTGCTCACGTCGATAAGGACGAGGTACGTAGCGCGTATAATCGGGCAGATTACATAGAGCGAAGACGGCCCATGATGAAATGGTGGAGCGAGCATATCAAGGAGGCGGCTACCGGAAATCTGTCGATTTCAGCAATCATCGATCACCTGGACTGAAGCTATCTTTTGTTTCTTCCGGGCGAGCGCATGAAGATGCGAGTGGCTTTCGTAATCCCGATCTCGGAAGACGTCTTAAAACTCGTGCAGAGACTTCCGCGAGCAGAAGGAAAATCCTATTTGTTCACCGGGCAGGGCAAGACCGGGCTGATGCACGCGAATGCCATACGAACACTCTTGCATGCAATGAACTACGAGCACATTACGCGACACGCTTTCCGCTCTTCATTCCGCGAATGGGCTGGTGAATGTACTCATTATCCTCGCGAGGTGTGCGAGATGGCCCTGGCTGATGATGAACGCGACCAAACTGAAGGGGATACTCTCGCTCCGACTTTCTCGATAAACGCCGTGCATTAATGAACGACTGGAGCAAGTTCAAAACCTCTTCCACGACAGCACCCCAACATTGAACTTGCGCCACCGGCATCAACAAACAGCCACCTGACAACCATCATCAAGAGATAGAGAATGACAGAAGCTAAACCACCGCTATTCTCTCCCATTCAATACGCAACGATAAGCAATGAGCAAATTGCCAATATGACTATTAGCTCATCTATTGGCAGAAATAAATTATTGCTTCGCGAGCATTTTTTCGAACCGTTCTTTGAGCATAACGAACACCTCAAACTGCTAGAGGATATTCGTGCAGCCACAAGTAACATCGTCCTACAAGCAGAGCTCGTGCAAAGCTGGGAAGATGAGATAACCCAGCATCGCGGATCTTTCGCTAGTCTACTGCAAGACGTAAGGCAAGCGAGCCTATACCTAGAACTGGCAACCGCTGCCGAGGAAGGACAACACAATGAACGAGCTTGGGCATTTAACAATCATGCGACAATGATAGTCGGCGGTATTTTAGAAAAAATAAACATCCGACTCAACGAAATGGAGACTGACAAAGTCTCCAAGCAAAATAGTAAAAATGCCTTGGAAGGAAACAAATCTACGTTGCTGGTCAAAGAGGAAGCTGCAAAATTGCTAGCGCAGATGAGGCCAGAAGCAGGCTGGCCATATAAAGCGAAAGTATTTGTTGCGCTTGAGCAGCCTTTGGCCGACTTTATCAAAAAAAACAAAATCCGCCGCATACGCATCTCAAACATTGAAGGATGGCTAGGACGTTGGTTACGTGAAGATAAGCTCGTTGCTCGTGCTTGGGAGAAAAGTAAAAACCACTCAACAAAATAATAAAATTTAGATATGCCGCGAACACGATTTATATAGTAGCCATAGGCCCTCATCTCGATTGAGGGGCTTGACGGCGTCACTGTCTAGGTTATGTGTCTTTTGAAAGAGGAACAGCCCTAGGCCTGCCTCGGGAGTCTTTGGGGCTTGGGTACAACCCTTTTCCCATACCACGCCCTTCAGTCTGTAGCTTCATAAAAAGGTCCGTCTTGGCAAGGTAGACTACCGCTTCGCGCAAACCTTCACGCAGGGTTTCATCAAAGTAGTTGAGCATGCCGATACCACACTTTATATATTTTCGCTTATCCGCATTACAGTTAAAGTAAAGTCCGCGCCCCTTCGTGATCACATCCATCCAATACTGGCCAATCCGCATGCCCAGAGTTACATCCTCTCGGATTTTTGCTCCATCAAAGAAAAACATCACATGGTAGTGAAACCCCTTTTCTGGCCCATGTTCCAGCTTCCAGATATAGCCCACCATAGAGTTAAAAAGATTATTCGATCTTGAGTTTTGGAATAGCCGCTCTCGGTCCCGCTTTGCTTCAGCCAGCGTGACACTGGAATTCTCTTTCGAATAGGACAGATCAACCCTCAGCACCAACAGCCTGGAATAACGTTCAAATAACGCCTCTACATACCTCATTAGCTCCTTGTAATTTTTATTGCTTGATCGATGATAGCTGTTGAGCTTAGATTTAAATCGAGCAGACTTTACCTCTTTACGAAGATTTTCCACAAATCCATTTAAATGATTCATACGCAAGACAGCATCGTCGACATGTGCATCCAAACTCGACCAAGGCAAAACCTGATGAACACCAGATTCCTTAAAGCGACTTACCACCATCTCGATAAACGGTTCAAGCTTATACAAAGCATTGAACCGAGGATCATCAGGAATTGACATGTTGGCTATTTTTTCCAGTATCCTTCCCGGTTTGTTAACGCTCAAGCAAGCAATACCATCAGCTATGGATGTCATCCCAAATGCATCACCCGTCGTATCAACAAGCTCCTGCACCCAGTTTGATGCTTTATTCAATAGGCGAATTAGATTTAAGTCTAAGGATCCCATTTCACCAACACCCTTTATCTCCACTGCCTCCTTACATGCTAACGCCAGAAAGCGCTCATCACCAACATCCACCATAGCCTCCCACCTACCAATTAACACACATCAACAATAGTTATCTACTTGACTTAACATCAAGTCGCCCAGGACTCCATCAGTCAGGCACATACCACTAGGCCATTGAACTCTTAAGGTTTGCCACTCATCAATACCGGCTGAACACTAGCGACCAACTACCAACATCAATAATTAACCACCCATACAACTAATAACATACAAACCAATATTATCAGGGTAGGCAAGCAGCATTCAAAGCACTGCCAGTATTACACTTCGTTGTGGGAACACGCATTTAAAAGCTATACGGAGTTAGTGCTCAAATTTCGCACTGAAGAGCAATTAGTTTTTTTCAGCTGCTCACCACTTAAGTAGCGTTTCCATGATTAGTGCATCTCCTTGGCAGTCATACGTTGCTCAATCCAGGTAGTGATTTCTGAATCAATCCAACCTATGGCCGCAGCTCCCAGCTTGATCGGTTTAGGAAACGTAGCGTCGTACCTCGGGGAGTGGACATCCATGCGGTCATAGATCGTTGACCGCCCCAGACCGATACGCTCGGTTAATTGCTTGAGGCGCAAAATCTTCGGGTAGGAAATAGTCGGTGTGCTCATCACTGTATTCTCGTTGGATATCTAGCGGTGATGAAACCTTAAGCCTCTCTCACCTTTGTAAAAAGGCTACAACGACAAGTATTTTCTTCCCGAGATCCCGGAGCATGCTCAGACTCGAACGTGGCGAGCATGGTATCTGCCCGAAAGAGCAGCTTGAGTTCCTGGCTGGCGACAAACCATCGGTGTTGCCTTCCGACCCTACGCCGAGAATAGCGGAGTGAGTCCAGCTGGTTTTGTTAAAGTCCACCGCGTGTATCTGACTGGGCTCCACAGTCGTACCCCATTTTGGGTGGAGTACTGATCAATCAGGAGGTGCTATTTGGAAGATTGTCACTGAACATCGCATAGCACTCACACGTAGTTTTTATCTGCGATGCGACCCATTCCAAGCCGTTGGTCCAGGATCTCCAGTGGCTCGCAAATTACCATTTCTGCGCAATAGGAACTAACTACGTAGCTGAAAGGAACTAACTCCACACGCTTTAGCCTGAAACGCTGTCCGCTTGGGGTATTACCAGCACCTTGCTTCCATTCAAGCGCCACATTGAAACGCATTTCACATCTATATCACGACACTGAATATCCATCATGGAATCCAATACCATGTTATTTCAGTGCCCTTGCTGTAACTCTAGAAACGTCGCCCCCCTCAGAACAGCCATGACGGTTGGCGCCATTGTTAGCTCCATCGGCGATGCTGCACGAGGCGCGAACTCAGTACTCGCCGGCAGTCAAATGGGGGCCATTCTCGGCGCTATTGCCGGCCCATCGGGCATCATTATCGGTACAGTTTTTTGCGCCATCCTCGGACGCCTCGCTGCCGGTGTGCGTGGCTGCGCTCTTAGCGCTCAACTCGGCGAAAGCCTGGATCGCCATGTGCTGGCCAACAACCTTTGTTTGCTCTGCGGACATCGCTTCAAGCTGCCCGCTTAATCAGCAACCCGCTCCTCTCCCTCACATCAATCCCGGTCCGTGCTGCGTTCTGCGCAGCGCTTATGCCGACCTGCATCCAAAGGAACCTTTCCCATGGCTCATTTCATTGAACAAATGGCTTACGTTGGCGCTCCCCCTTGGCATGGCCTGGGCTCTGCCCTGTCACCGAAACAACCCATCGAGGTCTGGCAACGAGAAGCCGGCATGAACTGGCAGATCCAGGAGAGCCCGGTGCATTTCAAGGCCGATGCCGTCGGTCATCTGGGCACCATCCACTCCTACCCGGAACAGAAGGTGCTTTACCGTTCCGATACCAAGGCACCGCTGTCGGTGGTATCCCAGCGTTACCACACCGTGCAACCCCGTGAGGTGCTGGAGTTCTACCGCGATCTCACGGAGGTCTCCGGTTACGAGCTGGAAACGGCCGGCGTGCTCAAGGGTGGGCGCAAATTCTGGGCGCTGGCGCGGACCGGGCAAGGTGCTGCGCTGAAAGGTCACGACCAAGTCAACGGCTACCTGCTGTTGGCCACCTCCTGCGACGGTACCTTGGCTACCACGGCCACACCAACCACCGTGCGCGTGGTTTGCAACAACACTCTGACCATTGCCCTGGATGACACAAGTCAGGCGATCAAGGTGCCCCACAACACTCGCTTCAATCCTCAGTCGGTGAAGAAACAACTCGGCATCGCCGTCTCGCAATGGGACGACTTTATGTACCGCATACGCACGCTGGCCGAACGCAAAGTGCAGTGGCATGAAGCGCTGGGTTTTTTCATGACCGTGCTGTGCGAGACCAGTTCGACCGGCGCCCTGCCGGAAGTGCTGCCCAACGAGCGCGCTCTGCGCAAGGTCCAGGAGCTGTACGAAGGCCGTGGTCGGGGAAGTCAATTGGATTCGGCGCGCGGCACCGCCTGGGGCCTGCTCAATGCCGTGACCGAGTACGTAGATCACGAGCGCCGTGCCCGCAACAGCGAATACCGCATGGACTCGGCCTGGTTCGGCCAGGGCGCGCAAATCAAACAACGAGCCTTGGACACCGCCCTGCGCATGGTCGCCTGAACTTTACCTCATCCATCCTTACGCCCACTCAGTCTCCTCGCTGCTCGGGCGTTTTTATGCCCGTAGCCTCGGCGGCGGCGTTCACTAACCTTCCACCATGATGGAGAAAACCCAATGGCTACCCTACGGATGCTGGCCTCGATCTTCGCATTCACCGGCGTGTTGGCCGGCTGCTTCGCCGGTGTCTTATTGCTGGCGTTGCTGTGGCGCTACCCCCTGTTACTGCTTGTACCCCTCGCCGCCTGCTGGCTGTTCCGTCTACTACCCGTAACCAGTGAAGCCTGAGTGGTCGGCGCCCCTCCCCAAAAAAAGCTTTAGCCACACGGAGGCGTGCGCTTCATTAGGCACGCCTACGCGCCCTGCCACCGCCATTTAATCTGGAGTCATGAAAAATGCTGAAACGTTGTTTGGTCTGTGAATCACGCGCTATCCTGCCCCGAGAAGCCGCCATGTGTATTGTCGTGTTGCTGGGGCTGGCCGAAGACTGGGTACGGGCGAACCACATCCACCACTACGGTCCAACCCAGCCCCCCCTCACCCCTTGGTACGGCATGCTTCTGAGTGGACTAGCCTCGATGGCCCCCAGCTATCGCTGCGCGTTGCAAGTGGCACCGGACGTCAGCCGCTACCAATTCGGCAGCTTCAACTGCCTGTGTCTTGCGCTGTGGCGCCACCTTCAACACCGCAAAGGGTCCAACCTCAGGGAGTAACACGTCTCCTACGGATGACTGAAGCGCTCCACTAATTTTTCTACCAAACCCATCACCAACTGACGATCCCCGGTATCCAGCCGCGATAGGAGTTCATGCAGTCGGCGTGCCTGGTCATCCGGGCGCGAACTGACCTCCGTCAACAACTCCGCTGCTTCACACTTAAAGATCGCGGCAAACTCTAGCAGTCGGGCGATATTGGGGATCACGACGCCCCGCTCAATGCGTGACACCGCCTCATTGCCGATGCCCAATCGCTCGGCCACTTGCTCCTGCGTCAGCCCTGAACGTATTCGCTGCTTGGCAATGGCGTGTCCAACTATGTCAGCCAAATGGCTTTGATTGATTTCCGTCACGGAACCCTCCCATCTCAACCCAGATGGTTGGGCATCAACCCGTTGACATGAAGGACCTTTAAGGTTGATATTCAACCCATAAAGCAGAACACCATCACAACACACCCAATTTCAGGCGGAACGCTTCGACAAGGTCAATCCTCGCGTGCACTCCCACTCTGACTCCAATACCGCTACACAGCGGCATGTGCTGTAGATGATAGCCCCCCATTGAATACCTTTTGAAACTCTCTCAATCAACCCATAGCCCAAATGGAATTCACATGAAAAGATTCATGATTGCCGCAACTCTACTGCTCACCACTGCAGTGCACGCTGAAGAACTTATGTACTACGAACGACCAGCCTTTATGGCGGAAACCATGCCGCTGAAAATCGAATGCAAATTCGCTCGTGCGTACACCTTCACCTGCTTCGAAAAGTATGAACTGCCAGGCATGGTAAATGCGAAGGTAGTCAATACTTCTGGCGGTAATCTACGGGTAAAGCAAGTACCCACTACCTATGTCGCTACCTGCGCGCAAGGCATGTGCGCTAGTCAGCGCGACCAGTCACCAGTAGGGGATGTCGATTGTAAGCGTCCGCCCGACACCCTCTTGCTGATCAGGCCTTCACCTGCTTCTTTAACCATTGGTTGACCCAATCGCAGTCAAAGGCTGTCGGATCAAATCCATCATCCCCATACCACTCTGACATTTCTTCATGTTCGGGATGATTCGGATCCGCCAGCGCCGCCAGAAACTCTTCATAACCAGGCACACCGCCAATATCTTCCGGCGGGCGTCTATTGGCCCCATCGATGCAACACGGCAGCTGCGGGAAAATAATCGCGGGCAAGGTTTCCTCTACTTTGATGCGCAGCTCCCAGTTGTCGCCAAAGTCGTAGACATAACGAAACGTCTTCTTCCCGTACAACACGTTGATCAGCTTTTTACGCTGCTCGGAAATCACCGGCGGGCCCCAATCCGGGTCAGGCACGCCGTAACTTTCACCATCAATTTCAAACTCATGCAGATGCGTGTCGCTCCAGCCAAACACAGCCTGGATCACCTGATGCAACTTGCTCAAGGTGATGTTTTCAGGCACTGCAACTCGACGCCAGATCG